TGGCCTTACTATTGATACAAAAGCTATGAAAGTAACATATCATCCGTCTGATTTACGATATGGCAAGATTATTATATTAAGCGATGCCGATGTAGATGGAAGTCATATTAAAAATCTTTTTTATACTTTTATATGGAGTTTTTGCCCTGAGCTTATTAAAGAAGGATATATATTTGCTGGCGTACCGCCGCTTTATAAAATTACTACTTCAAAAGGATATAAATATTTGAAAAATGACGCGGCCCTCTTAGAATATAGAGAAGCTAATAAAGGTAAGAAATATACCGTTAATAGACTTAAGGGATTAGGAGAAATGTCTATAGACGAAACAGAAGAAACTTTAACAAATCCAAATAATAGAGATATAAGACAAATTACGGTTGAAGATATTGAATCTACCAATAAACTATTTGATGATTTAATGGGCGCGGCAGTGATACCACGAAAGGCATTTATTAAAGAACATAGCAAAGAGGCTACATATAATGCAGAGTAAATTAAATTGTATATGCAAGATAAAACCGTTAAAAAAAAATGGTTATTTAGGCTACAATAATGATGTAATAGATATTAGTAAATAGCTTGTTCCTGGAATATATTTTGGAGTACAACATGATGGAAAATATATTATATGGACGCATTATGAATCAAATTCAGGATATTATCCTAAGTATTGTCCAATGTGTGGGAGGCAGTTAATAAATGTAGAACAATAAAAAATGGAAAAGGGTAACTAAGGAAGAATTGTTAAATTTTATAAAAAATTATCCTTTCCCATTAATACAAGATTTTTATATGGATTGGTATTCTTGGAATGACTTTAGTGACAATAAAAAATGGCCTGAGTCTATGGTAGCTAGAGCTTTTGAAATGTATAATGAAAAAGAGTATTTAATAAAGGAAGACTTAAAAGGTATTTAAAATTATGAGTTGTTATTTTTGTAATAATATTAAAAACTTAGATGAAATGAAAAAACTTGCTCCTTGGGATAGAGATGACGCTATTGTAAAAGATTCCTCTGGAAGAATTAGTTTATGGATAGAATGTGATGATTCTTATTATAGCCGTCCTATAATGGATATTTCTTTCTGTCCAAAATGTGGAAAATATTTATATGATACAGAGGAAAAATAATAATGAAATTTTAAGTAGATTATATTATTTTGAAGAAAGTTTAGAAGATATAATGGAGAATTTAAATATAGGAAAATATAGGTAATAAACATTCACAGGAGGCTACATATGCAATTTAACAAAGAAAAGGCTATTAAAATTTTAACAGATGAATTATCCTATGCCTATTGTGATAATTGTGCAAATAGTAAAAATATTGAAAACTGTGATGATTGTCATAGAAAATATCAAAATTGGGCATTAGATAAAGATACAGCAACTTATATTATAGATAGAATTATTAAGGAGTGTTAATTATGCAATTTAAAGTTAAATTAAATTTAATAAAAGATATTCCTAATATTAAACTTTCAACTTTAAAATCAATTATAAATGCTCCTGTTTTAAAAAATGATAAAGTTATTGGTACAATACTTGATTATAATTTAACAACAGATGAAGTTATATGTTAGTTTTTAAATAATAAATGGATTACAAATTTTAATCAAGAAGCTAATACAATAATAGATATAGAAATAAAGGAATAGAATAATGCAAACAAATGATTTAACAAAAGAATTAAGTACAAACTTTATAGAATATGCTGTCGCGGTTAATACTGATAGAGCTATCCCCGATGCAAGAGACGGTCTTAAACCAGTAGCAAAGCGTATTCTTTGGGATGCCTATACAAATAAATTTACATATAATAAACCCCATGTTAAAGCAGCTCGTATTGTAGGTGATACACTGTCGAAATGGCATCCTCACGGTGATGCTTCGGTATATGGTGCTATGGTACGATTAAGTCAACCATGGGTAATGCGATACCCACTTATTGATTGGCATGGATCAAACGGGAATATTGCGGGTGATGGACCGGCCGCCGCGCGTTATACAGAAGCAAGGCTTGCAAAAATTTCAGAAGAAGGACTTCTTTCTCATGTTAAAGAAAATAATGTAGATTTTATCCCAAACTATGATGAATCTCTTGATGAGCCTGTGTGTTTGCCATCTAGCTTCCCTAATCTTTTATGTAACCCTAATTCCGGCATTGGGGTGGCAATGGCGTGCAATTGGGCACCTCATAATCTTCGTGACGTTGCATTGGCGATTTGTAAGTATATGGATGGTAATGTTCCTCAACTTCCAGGTCCTGACTTTCCTACCGGCGGATTAATTATTAATGAAAAAGATATTCCTAAAATTTATGAAACAGGTCATGGTAGCGTAAAAATTAGAGCAAGATATAAAGTAGAAGGTAATAAAATTATTTTTTATGAGGTTCCATATGGACAAACGATAGAAGGATTATTAGCAGAACTCGGAGATTGTTGTGATAAAAAAGAAATAGAAGGAATCATAGATGCTCATGACGAATCAAACAAAAAAGGAATTAGAATTGTTATAGAAATTTCTAAAGGATTTGAGCCTTCAATAGTATCAGAAAAAATATATACGCATACTAATTTCCAAACCTCATTTGCATTTAATCAGGTAGCCCTTGTTAACAAGACACCAACTGAATTATCACTAAAAGATTGTTGCAAAATCTATGTCGAACATAATAAAGAATGTCTTATTAAAGAATTAAATTTTAATCTTCAAAAAGCAAAAGACAGACTTGAAATTGTAGAAGGTCTTTTAAAAGCGCTTGAAGATATTGATAATATTATCGCTCTTATTAAAGCAAGTGAAAATAGTTCAATAGCTAAAGAAAAATTAATTGAAAAATATGATTTTACTGAAAATCAAGCTAAAGCTATTCTTGCTATGAGATTAAGTTCTCTTACAAAACTTGACTCTATTGAACTTAATGAAGAAGCAGAAGAACTTAAAGATAAAATAGAAAATTTTGTTTTAATTCTTGATTCTGATGAAAAGCAAAAATGGATTATTAAAAAAAGATTAGGTGAACTTGTTGAAAAATATGGTGATGATAGAAAAACTGAAATAACTCAGATTGATATTAAACAAGAAGAAAAAGCTAAAAAAGAAATTATTCCTGAAGATGTAGTAGTAGTTCTTACTCAAGGTGGAGATATTAAACGTATTCCTAAAATGAGTTTTAAAATACAGCATAAAAATACAAAAGGAATAAAGACTACCGAAGAAAATATTCTAACCTCTTTCTCTACTAATACTCTTGATACAGTTATGATTTTTACATCAAAAGGTAAGATGTATAAACTTCCTGTAAACAAGATTCCTATTGGAGATAATAAATCAAAAGGAATCAATCTTAGTGGCATCTTTACTTTTGAAAACGGAGAAAAACTCCAAGCTGCAATTAATCTTAAAGAAAATACTAATGCAGAATATGTAGTATTTTTCACTAAAAATGGATTAATTAAAAAGACTAAGTTAGATGAATATAAAAACCTCAGAAAAAATAGCGGCGCCCCTGCCATTAAACTTAAAGATGGTGATAGTCTTGCGAATGTAACATTTTTAAAAGATGAAGATGTTATTATTATAACTGAAAAGGGAATGAGTGTAAGATTTGAAACTTCTTCTATTGTTCCAACTAGTAGAGTTACAATGGGAAGAAAAGCTATTAAACTTGCTAATGAAGATAGAGTTTTAGTAGGTATTCCTATTAATAAAAAAGATGAAAAGAAATTTCTTGTAACTGGAACTGAAAATGGTTATGTGGTTAAGACTCCTATTGAATCTTTTACTAATCAAGGTATGAATTGTAAAGGAGTTAGATGTATGAAAATCGCGGATTCCGATACAGTAATTAATAGTGTCATCTGTACTAATGAAGATAATTTATTAATTATTGGAGCAAAACATTCTAAAGCAATAAATGTATCGGAAGTTACTCAAACTTCCCGTGATAGCACCGGCCGCATGATAGTAAAGGATAACGAGAAAATAAAAAATTTGGTCAAGTTTTAATAATTTGACCTTTATTTTTTAAAAAAAATATGTTATAATAAATTATAAAATAAGAAAGGAATCTCTTATGAAATGGAATTCTATTACTATTGAAAATTATGAGCCACCATAGGAAAATAAAACAGATGGGACTGGTGGTATTCAATGGATAGCTATAGATGTAGAAGGAGAAGAATATTCTGGTTTCTGGCAAAAAGGTAATCCTTTAACAGATAAAGAAGTTAAAAAAATCCTATCTATACTTGTTTCTAAAACTGATAAATTATATACCGAAAAAGATTGGAGAATTTAATTATGAATGATAAACTTCTTGTTAGACTTATGGATATTGAAACTGAAAGAATGATTTCTGCTTTTTATACTACAAATTGGTCTGAAGTTCTTAAAATGTATTCTTTCTTAAAAGAAAATAATATCTCTTATGATATTACTATTAGTGAAGAAGATAGTATTAAATATAAAGATTCTGTTTGTTTTATTAAAGATATTTCTCTTATTTTTGGTGGTAATACAGGAATGAATGTTATCGACATCTGGGTGGAGGTGTGCTGATTGATTAAATCTTTATATCCTTGTTTTCAACATTGGTCTGAAAGAGGTAGTGTTTATATCATTTCAGATACTCATTTTGATGATTTTGATAGAGCATCTATTGGATATGACTTTTCTGAAAGAGTCCAAATTAATAGATTAAAAGAGCGTTGTCATAAAAATGATACCCTTATTCATCTTGGAGATGTAGGAAATCCTGAATATATGAATGAACTTAAATGTTACAAAGTTCTTATTATGGGTAATCATGACCAGTCTATTGAAAAAATGAAAAAATATTTTGATGAAGTATATTCAGGGCCTCTTTGGATTGCAAAAAAACTTGTTCTTTCACATGAACCAATTTGGTTAGGGGCAGAAGAAAGAAATTTTGGTATTCCTATTGCTTTTAATATTCATGGACATAATCATAATAAATCTCAAAATTATGGATCTGCATACAGTCTTAACCTTGCTCAGAATGTTTTTGGTTATCTTCCTTTAAATTTAAAAAATTTTATTGAAGATGGCGGGTTAAAAAATATTAAAAATATTCATAGAGTAATTATAGATAATGCAAAAGAAAGAGGAGTCGTGACAAGCATGTTAAGAGAATGGTTGTTAGATACTGGAGTAGAAAATTTATGATAAGAATACCTTGTAAAGTAAATAATAAATTTGGTTATAATTTTCTTCACTTTGGTGTAGATTATATTATTCCTCCAGGATGCTTTCCTTGGGATTATAATGGAGAATATCCAGTAAAAACATATGCCTTTGTAGAAGATAAATATGGTAATATTTTGAAAGTAAAACCAAAAAAAGTTAGTTTTATAAAAAGAGGAGAACGTAGAAATACGAAAATAATAGATGTTTAATATAAAAGAAGTTGAAAAACTTTATCCCGGTGCTGGTGGTTTAATGATTGAACCACAATTAATCCATAAGGGTACTGATACACAACTTAAAGCTTGTGATGATGGTACATGGTTTGCTCAGTTGAAAAAAGATGGTGCTCTTTACATGTATGTAAAAGGGTTAAATGGAGAAGATTATCTTTTTGGACGTACAGTAAGTAAAAAAACTGGACTTCTTACAGAAAAATCTGCTAATGTACCATATATTATTGAAGCTTTTCATGATATTCCTAATGGAACAATTATTCTTGGAGAGATTTATTATCCAGGTAAAACATCTAAAGATGTTGTAAGTATAATGGGATGCCTACCTACAAAAGCAATAGAAAGACAAAATGGTTCTTACGGGCCTATTCATTTTTATATCTATGATTGCCTTGGATATAATGGAACTAGCCTTTTGAAATATGATAACTGGACAAGGTATCAAGTTTTACAAGCTATATGGAAACATGATATAATTGAAGGCAGTATTATCCCTTGGACTATCGAACTCGCGGAAGCCGTCGATACGGAGATTTATGCCAATATTGGTAAAGCACTTGCCGCAGGTGAAGAAGGAATGGTGGTAAAAAAGAAAACTGCATTATATGAACCTGGTAAACGTCCAACTACAATGCTTAAAGCTAAACAGGTTGATTATATAGATGCTGTTATTATTGGGTTTAAAGATCCAACAGTAGAATATACAGGAAAAGAAATTGAATCTTGGCAGTATTGGATGACTGAAGACGGATCTAATTTACCTGTTGGTTGTCATTATGGTGAATTTAAAGATCCAATAATACCTATTACTAAACACGCTTATTATAATTGGAAAAATGCAATAGAAATTGGAGCATATGATGAAAATGGTTTAATTCATTCTATTGGCACTATTGCATCTGGATTAACAGATTTTATGAGAGAAGATATGTCTCTTCATCCTGGAAATTATCTTAATAAGGTAGTAGAAATTCAGTGTATGATGAAAGATAATAAAGAAAAGACTCTAAGGCATGGTTTTCTAATTAGAGTTAGAGAAGATAAAGATCCAACCGATTGTAAAATTAAAAATATTTTTTCTTAAATAATTTGATTTTAAGAAAAATTTTTGTTATAATAAATACATAATAAATAATAAATAAAAATTAATTTATGAGGAGTAAAACAATTATGAAGCTTAAAGAGAATAGCAGACTGATTTATGATTATGTTCTTGAACACGAAGATGAAGATATTACTGCAAAAGATATTGCAGAAGCTACTGGTCTTACATCTCGCCAGGTTAATGGCAGTATTACAATGGCTTTTGTAAGACATAGAGATGAAAATAAGAATGAAGTGCCTCTGATGGAAAGAGTTGAAGCTGAAGTTGAAGAAGCCGATGGAACTCATTCAAAAGTAAAGCTTATTCGTCTTACTGATGCTGGAAGAAACATTGAAATCGAAGATGCTGAGTAATAGAAAAGGTTGAGTGAAAACTCAACCTATTTTTAAATAATCTAATATAATATAATTATGGTGTAATATGTTTTATTTAATTTTATGTATAGTTATCTTATGTTTATCTATTTTCTTTTTTATTATAACAGGAAAGAAAAAAATAAACATAAGATAGCAATTAGAATAGCAGAGAAAAGAAAAATAGAAAATTTAGTAGAGAGTAAGTGCTTTATGTAATTTTCAACAAGAATTAGAAAAAGAAAATGTTACTTTAGGTTATACAATAGAAGGTAAAAAACAAGAAGTTAATAGTATAAACCAAATTTTATAGCAAAAAGAATAGCATTATACAAAATTAATTTCTAAAATAAACACTTTAAAAGAAGAGTCGAATAAATATTATAATCAATAGAAGGATATAGTTGAAGAACAATTAAAGGTCTTTAAAGAAAATAGTTCTAAAGCTGCGGAAAATTATTTTCAATAGTTAGAAAAGTCTTATGAAAACGCGGACGCTGCCTATAAGTAGAAAATAGCTAGTTTAAAAGAGGAATAGACTAAGGCTGCCGCGGATTTAAAAAGCTTAAAAGAAATGCGATAGGCTGCTTATCAAACTTTATTAAAATAGCAAGAAGTTAAATAGAATAAAGATAATTACCGCCTTTTACCATCAACAACAGACTTATAGGACATTCACTCTCTTGAGAGAATAAAACAAAGTTTGCATAAGCCCCGTGTTCTTTCTATGTTAATATGGCAATCTTTTTGGCAACCTCTTGCTAAAAAACAATTTCCTATTATTCTTCAAGCAAAAACTAAAATTGGTATCTATAAAATAACAAACCTTTAGACAAATTAGGCTTATATTGGACAAAGCGTAGATGTTTATAAAAGATTTTGTTAGCACTGTAAAGCAGGATTAGGAATAGATACTCCTGTTGGTAATAAACTTTATAAAGCTATTCAAGAATATGGTCTTTAGAATTTTACTTTTGAATTAATATGTGAGTGTTCAAAATAGGAACTTAACGAAAAAGAACAATATTTTATAGAACTTTATCAAGCTGATTTATTTGGATATAATAGTCAAAAAGGAAATAAATGAAAATTTTAAATAGAGAAAAAATATATTTAGATACAAATCCTCAATTTGTAACTCTTTATGATGAAGAAAAAAGAAAATCTTATGATATAATTATGTATAGAATAGATTATTATGATTTTAAATTTTATTTTTCCTCTCAGACATGTCCTATTGATAAAAAAGAAAAAGAAAAAATTGAATTTTTCTTAATAGATAAATTTTTAGATTATAAAGAATATAATATTTAAAATTATGGAGATTATATGAAATTTGAAAATGTTCAAGTAATGAATTTTGAAAATGCTTTTAGAGGATTAAGAAATCCATTAGAATCATGGGAAAAATCTGATAGTAAATTTGGATTAGTAGATATTGATAGTGATTTTCTTTTATCAGATACAGTATCTTATCTCTGGGCAAAAAACGAAAATAAAATAAGAGAAAAAAATGGTTTGCTTCCTTACGATGAGGATTCAAATGATTTTTTTGATTTGCAAGATAAGTATGATATTTGGTTATATGAACAAGGTGTTTTAAAACAAAAAGATGTTTTATGTGAAGTGGCACTCATTGGGCCTAATGATTTAAAACTTGCTCAGCGAATGATAAAAGCAGGAAGTTCAGATCGTAAATTTCTTAGACAAATTATGGTATCTGTTGATTTAACAGCACCCTTATATTGGTGGAAAGAATTTGATACATATAAAATAGCAACTACTGCTAATTCAACAAGCACTATGCATAAATTAGCAAGTACTCCTATTACAAAAGCATGCTTTGAAATGGATGATTTTAATGAGCATGAAATGTTCTATAAAGATGATACTTTTAATCCAAATATAACTTTTGGACATTATTGGGATATGCTAATTAATGATTTAGAATATTTGCGTAATAAATATAATGGAACTAAAAATCAGAAGTATTGGAAAGAATTAATTAGACTTCTTCCAGAGGGATGGCTTCAAACTCGTACTGTAACAATGAATTATGAAGTATTAAGAAATATTTATTCACAAAGAAGAAATCATCGTTTGACTGAATGGCATCAGTTTTGTAACTGGGTAAAAGAGTTACCATATGCTAAAGAATTAATCATTTATAATATTGACTAATTAAAAAAAATATAGTATAATATTTATATAAAGTAAATAAATAAAAATAATAAAATAATAAAATAATAAAAGGAAAAATTAGAATGAAAAAAACAATTAATCAGGAAAGAATTGAAGGTAGACTGTATCAGCATAATCTTACAATTAAGAAAGTACAGAATAAAGAATCAAATAACTATGGTAAAGATTTTATCTCTGGTACTATTGATGTAGCAACAGATGAAGAAGGACTTAATGTTATTCAGGTTCATTTTACATATGTAACTGAAATTACTAGTAACGAGAAAAAGAATGTAACCTATGGTGTTCTTGAATCCATTATTAATGGAGCAAAGACATGGATTGAAGATGGTAAGGACGCTGCTCTGAAAGTTAGAGTAAATACTGCTATTGGTCTTAATGATTTTTATAATGATAGAGATGAACTTGTTTCTGCAAAGAGAAACGAGGGTGGTTTTGTAAATATTATTAAAGACCTTGCGCCAGAAGAGGAGAGAAATACTTTTAAAACAGATATGCTTATTACATCTGTTGTTAGAGTAGAGGCAGATGAGGAGAATGGTATTCCTGAAGATTATCTGAAAGTTCGTGGAGCAGTATTTAATTTTAGGAATGATATTCTTCCTGTTGAATTTACTTGTCATTATGAGAAAGCATTCCCTTACTTTGAAGGACTTGACGCTTCTTCGAAGAATCCTATTTTTACAGAAGTAAGAGGAAATATTATTAATACTACAATCGAGAAAAAGATTGAAGAGGAAAGTGCTTTTGGTACTGTTTCTGTAAGAACTGTTCCTAGAACTTCAAGAGAATGGGCAATTAATTGGGCGAGACCTGTAGAATACGATTTTGATGAAGAGACTGCCGCGGATATTAAGAAAGCGATGCAGGATAGAGAGGTTTATCTTGCAGGGGTAAAGAAGCGTAGAGATGAATATCTCGCTAACAGAAATAACGCGGATTCTACAAATGTAGAGAGTGCTGAGTCTAAGGAAGAGTCTTCTATTCCAAAAGGCGGTTTTAATTTTTAATTAAACAATAAATAAACAAAAGAGAGTCTTTCTCTCTTTTGTTTTCTATTAAGGAGATAATAAATAATGGCTATTGATTTATTAAATATTGAGCCTCATAAAGTAAGTCGTGATATGCGAGGTTATACCGTCTTTTTGTATGGAGAACCAAAATCAGGAAAAACAACAACAGCTACAAAATTTCCTAGGCATCTCCTTCTTGCTTTTGAAAAAGGTTATAATGCTATCCCAGGCGCAATGGCTCAGCCTATTAATAACTGGGCAGAATTTAGGACAGTATTAACTCAATTAAAAGATCCTAAAATTAAAGAAAAATTTGAAACTATTATTATTGATACCGTTGATATTGCTTATGGATATTGCGAAAAATATATTTGTAATAATGCTCCAAGAGGAGATGGGGGACTTGGGGTTGATTCAATAAGTGATATTCCTTATGGTAAAGGATATTCAATGGTAGGACAGTAGTTTGATAGCTCTTTAAGAAAAATTGTTCAGTTAGATTATGGTCTTGTTATGATTAGTCATGGCACTGATAAAACTTTTAAAGATGTATCTGGAAATGAATATAATAAAATTGTTCCTACCTTAGATAAAAGAGCAAAAAATATTGTTTCTAGAATGGTTGATTTATATGGATACAGTAGAATTGTAACAGATAACAAAGGAAATGAATCTACTAAACTTTTCTTACGTGGAACAACTAGATATGAAGCAGGAAGTAGATTTAAATATACACCTAATTATATAGATTTTAATTATGATTCCTTGGTAAGTGCTATTAATGATGCAATAGACAAACAAGCCGAAGAAGATGGACAAGATTTATTTACAAATGATAAACAAAATGCTTATGAAGATACTACACTAGAACTTGATTTTGATAGTTTAATGAATGAGTTTCAGAGTATTATTAAAAATATTACATCAAAAGCAAGCGAAGAGGAAATGGAAAAAACATATGCTCCTAAAATCACTCAGATTATTGAAAGATACTTAGGTAAAGGAAGAAAAGTAGGAGATATGTCAAGAGATCAAGCAGAAGCATTAAGTCTTATCGTAATGGATCTTGGAGAATTAATTAAAGAATAAAAGACGCGGCAACGGTATTAATCGTTGCCTTTTTGACATATATAAAAATTTATGATATAATTATAATATAATATAAAAAGAAGGTATGTTTATGCCCAAAGCAATGGTGAAATGTCTGTATTGCGGGCAACAATTTGATAGATTGTCTGAACCAAATATTAAAATAGGAAGACGTTATGCTCACAAATCATGTTATAACTCTCAAGATGAAGAAGATTTAAAAAAGCAAAAAGATGAACATGATTTTTTTGAATATATTAAAGAAATATATGGGTCAGATTATAATTATATATCAATTCATAAGCAAGCAGAAAATTATATTAAACAATATAATTTTACTTATTCAGGGATGTTAAAATCTCTTAAATGGTTTTATGAAGTAAAAAGGAATAATAAAGAATCTTCTAATGGTAGAATTGGTATTATTCCATACATTTATGAAGATGCTAAAAAATATTATTATAATCTTTATTTAGCACAACAAAGAAATAAAAACATTGAGGGTTATCAATTACAGGTTAAGGAGATCGTGATAGCCTCCCCGCGCGTCTATATAGCGCCACCGAAATTATTTGATTTAGGAGAAGGAGAAACAGAGTAATGCCAATATATACAGATATACCGAGTGTAATGCAGGTAATAGGATGTGTTTATAATAATCCTTCTCTATTGGATAATGAAAAATATCATTTTAATGAAGAAGATTTTACAGATGAATTTCATAAAATATTATTCGGTTCTATTTACAATCTTCATCAATTAGGAGCAACAGAAATTAATGTAAATACAATTACTGATTATCTTGAAACTAGACCGAAAAAACTTGCAGTATTTAAGGTTAATAATGGAGTAGAGTATTTACATAAACTTTCTGAAAATACACAGCTTGCTGCTTTTGAATATTATTACAACAGAGTAAAGAAAATGACTTTATTCCGTATGTATCAGTCTATTGGATTTGATTGTTCCACAATTTATGATATAGATAATATATTTGATGCAAAGAAAAAGCAGGTTCAAGAGGATTGGTTAGATAATACTCCTATTGAAAAAATTGCTGATTTAATTGATAGTAAAATCCAGCAAATTAAAATGAAATATGTAGATAATGCAGATACAATTTTTCAGCAAGCTGGAGATGGTGTAGATAATTTAATCCTTAGATTAATGGAATTTCCAGAAATAGGCTATCCATTATATGGTAAACTTATTAATACAATAACAAGAGGGGCAAGATTAGGCAAATTATATCTTCGTTCAGCAGCCACGGGCGTAGGTAAAAGTAGGTCAATGATAGCTGACTGTTGTTTTATAGGATGTAATGAATTATACAATCCAGAAACTAAGCAATGGGAAGAAAACGGAACAAAAGAACCTTGCGTATATATAACAACAGAACAGCAAATAGATGAAATTCAAACAATGATGTTAGCTTTTATATCTAATGTTAATGAAAAGAATATCCTTAATAATGAATATTATGGAGATGAATTAGATAGAGTAAAAAAAGCTGCACAGATTTTAAAGAATAGCGAAATTTATGTAAAAAGACTTCCTGATTTTAGTTTACAGGATATCGAAAATACAATTAAATATAGTATCAGAGAATGGGGAGCACGTTATTTCTTTCATGATTATATTCATACAAGTATGAAAATACTTTCTGAAGTAAGTGGAAAAAGCAGAGTAGAAGGATTAAAAGAATATAATATTCTTTTTATGATAGCAGTTAGATTAAAAGATTTGTGTGTTGAAAATGGAATATTTATTGAAACAGCAACACAATTAAATAGTGATTATAGAACTGCACAGATTTATGATCAGAATCTTTTAAGAGGTGCTAAAAGTATTGCTGATAAGATTGACTGCGGATCTATTATGTTAGAAGTGTCATCTGAAGATAGAGAAGCTTTAAGAGATGTTATTAACAGAAATGGATTACCTGTACCTGATATAAAAATCAGTGTTTACAAAAATAGACGAGGGGAATATAAAGATATTCTTCTTTGGTGTGTAAGCAATAGAGGTTGTTGTAAAATAGATCCAGTTTTTGTTACAAATTATCAATATGAACTTTTAAATATACCCGATTTAAGGATTAAAGTAAAATGAAAATAGAAGAAAGTAATATGGCTAAATTTATAACATTAGAAGGTTTAAAATATTATACACAAGCATTAATGGAAACATTATCAGAAGCACCAATATTTGAACATAAATGTAATAATTGTGGTGGTACAGTTAAATTAGATATAAATGAGCATATATTTAAATGTCCTTATTGTGATAGTATTTATGCAATTGGTACTCTAAATATTAATGATAAAGGTTAAAATAATATATAAATATTATGAAAAACTATAATAAAGACAAGATTAAGAATTCTTTATCAATAGAACAAGTTTTTAATTTAATTTCAGATTTAGGCGGGAATCCATTAATGAATAATGGATTCTTTACTTCTGAAACTATATGTCATAATCATCCTGGAGAGGGTAGCCATAAACTTTATTATTATGACAATACTAAATTATTTCGTTGCTACACGGAGTGTGATGGTACTTTTGATATTTTTGAATTAATATGTAAAGTTAAAAATATTGCTCAAGAGTATAGAATAGGATATAATGAAAATGGAGAAGAAATAACGCGCGGCTGGGCCTTATATGATGCAGTACAGTTCGTTGCAGAGTATTATGGGTTCGAAGCAGAAAATGAAAATTTTTCTATAGAACATACAAAATTACATGATTGGGAAATTTTAAATAAATATGAAGCAAATCAATTTGAAAAACAAAGACAAATTGTTGATTTACATATTTATGATGATAAGATTTTAAAATATTTGCCGCGGCCTAGGATAAAAGATTGGGAGACCGAGGGTATTTCTGCAGAGGTTCTAGCGGCCGCCGCGATTTGTTATGATCCTATTGCTAATGGTGTTATTATTCCTCATTATGATATTAATAATAATTTAATAGGTATACGGATAAGAACATTAATTAAAGAGAATGAATTATATGGTAAATATAAACCTGCAATTTTCAAAGGTGTATTATATAATCATCCTCTTGGTTTTAATTTATACAATCTTAATCATAGTAAAAATAATATTAGTAATTTTAAAAAGGTTTTTATATTCGAAGGAGAAAAATCTTGTTTAAAATATAGAAGCTTTTTTGGAGAAGAAAATGATATATCTGTTGCTGTGTGTGGTAATATGTTAAATAATTATCAGGTTTCTTTATTAAGAATGCTAGGATGTAAAGAAATTATTATAGCATTAGATAAACAGTATAAAGAAAGCCAAGAACAAGATATTGAATGGGTAAAATGGATTAAGAAATTTGTAAATTTTTTTAATAATTTTGAGAAGTATATACAAATTTCTTTTCTTATAGATAAAGAGAATTTATTAGATTATAAAGATTCTCCTATTGATAAAGGAAAAGATATTTTTCTTAAATTATATAGAGATAGAATTATATATAATTAAAATAAAAAGATTTTAAAGGAGAAAAGTTAATAACTATGAAATTTAAAAATTATGAAATTCTTGATTTAAGAGAAGCTTTTAATAAAGTATCTAATACTCTTTCTTTACCAATCGCGATTGCTTGGAAAAGAAGGCTTAATTATGAAAAAATTTTAAATATTAGTTCTATTATCTTTAAAGCATTAGATGAAATCTCTGAATAGTATGCAGATGATGACCATTCTTTTGTTGAAGAAGAGACTGGTATGAGAAAAGTTAAGCCTGAGTATATGAATGAGATTAGTAAAAAAAGACAGGAAATTCTTGATCAAGAAACTGATATTGATATTAATATGATTAATATTGAAGATCTAGGCGATGATATTTGTATTACAGATAATGATATGAATACTTTAGCCTTTATGATTAATAAAGATTAAGGAGATAAAAACAAATGGTTAAAAAAATAGCATCTTTAAAAGGTCAGATTGACTGCCCTAATTGTTTTTCATTACTTGAGTGGGACTCTATTGAAGATATTAAATGGGTAGCGGGTAATAAGTATATTACTTGCCCTATTTGTCATCAAAATCTTATTTTAAAAGATGGAGTTGATTACTGGGTAACTAGTGAAGGCGGCTCTGAGTCTGGTGATCAAGCAGTAGTCGGTACAGCTGTAGTAGGAGAAAGTACAGTAGGCTAATAATAACAATAAAGGAAGTTAATCAATGTATAAACCTATTTCTTGGAAAAATGGTGATATTATAACAACTGAAAAATTAAAACATTTAGAGCAAGGCATTGTAGATACTCAAAAATAGTTATCTAATTATAATAATTAGGTTCTTAATATAAAAATTAATAAAACTAATCAAACAAAAGTAGTATATGCAATGAATAAAACTGCAAATTAGATTTGGGATGCATTGATACAAGATAAGATGGTTATTGTTAAATATTTAAATAATGATAATAATAACAAACAAATATATCGTACATAGATTTTAACATAGGTTGAAAAAGAACAGGAAGGAAACTTCCTGTTTTTTTTAAATATTCCAAATCTAGCGGCAGTTTTTAAAGCTAAAAAAGGGGATGAGTATCCTACTTATGTAGGATTTTAATAAAAAAGAGCGGAGGAAATACAATGAGCTATACAAAAACAACCTGGTCAACAGGAGATACAATCACAGCAGAAAAACTAAATAATATTGAAACTGGCATTAAAAATAATGATGATAATGCTAAAATTTTTATAGTAAACTTAGAAACTCAAGATATGCAAAATTATACGGCAGATCGTACATTTGAATAGTTATTATAGGCTTATAATAATGGATATAATATTTTAGCTAAAATAGGGAATATTATAACTAATGCTCTACCAAGTACTTCTCCTAATGGAGTATATAGCTTTACTTTTAGTTCAACAGCTATTGTAGATTTTTTTAACCCTCCTCAATTAGCTTATGCAGCTGGAACTATTGATTCAAAGGGGCCTAGATTACAAACATTAAACTTTTTTAAATTAACCCCTATTTCAGAAGACAATGAAATTGCATAATAATATAAGAAAGGATATTTCAAAATGGAAATAATCGCATTACAATAGTACACAGATAATAAAGTATCCTTATATGAAGGATAGATAAGAAACATTGAAAACAATTTAGCTAATAAACTGATTGAACAAGGTATTGTTGTTGAACATGATTAGACTTTTCCTTCTGGTGGGGGGAATAGATTAAAATATGTCAAAGATGACTCTTCTGATAACGGTGGTATAATTGAAGGTCTTGTTGAAGAAAATACTGGCAAAATTAATGTAGCTTCTGGACCTAATTCACATGCAGAAGGTGCTGAAACAACTGCTTCTGGACCTAATTCACATGCAGAAGGATACAATACAATTGCTTCTGGAACATGTTCTCATGCAGAAGGAGCAAGTACAACTGCTTCTAAAGATCTTTCTCATGCTGAAGGTGCTGGAACAACTGCTGCTGGAATAGGTTCACATGCAGAAGGAGCAAGTACAACTGCTTCTGGAAATAATTCACATGCAGAAGGAACAAGTACAACTGCTTCTGGAAATCAATCACATGCTGAAGGAGCAAACACAACTGCTTCTGGAGATTGGTCTCATGCAGAAGGTGCTGAAACAACTGCTTCTGGACCTAATTCACATGCAGAAGGATACAATATAATTGCTTCTGGAAATCAATCACATGCAGAAGGGGCAAGCACAGAGGCATCTGGAAATCAATCACATGCAGAAGGGGCAGGCACAGAGGCATCTGGAAATCAATCACATGCAGAAGGCGGTGGAACAAAAGCATTAGGAAATTGTTCACATGCAGAAGGCAATGGCACAATTGCTTCTGGAGTAAATTCACATGTCCAAGGTAAATATAATATATAGGATAAAAATGATATATACACTTTTATTATAGGAAATGGATCTTCAGAAACGAATAGATCAAATGCTTTTGCAATAAAGTGGGACGGTACCTTTGTTTTCGCTAATGGAACTTAGATAACTCCATCTCAATTTGCTAGTTTAAAAACTTTACTTAACACTTAAATTATTTTAAGGGAGTCAACTTGACTTCCTTATTTTTTTTTGCTATAATATAAATAGAAATATATTAAGGAAAAATTTATTATGCAATTTAAATTATTAAATCCTATTAATAACAATTTATCAACTACATAGCAAATTTTATACAATAGAAATATCCCATTAAATCAAATTTAGCATTATTTAAATACAACAGAGCAAGATATAAACCCTCCTGAATCATTCGGAGAATAGTTACTTAAAGACGCGGCAGCCGCGCTTATACGCACCATTAAATCTCAATCTAATACTATCATAGTAACTGACTGTGATACCGATGGATATACAGCTTCCGCGATTTTAATAAACTATTTATATACTCTCTTCCCCGCCTACATTAATAATCATCTTACTTACTATATGCACGATAGCAAACAACATGGATTAAAAGATTGTATTGACTGGATATTAGAAAAAGATAACGTTTCTCTTGTCATATGTCCAGATTCCGCTAGTAATGATTATGAATAGCACGAACTGCTTAAACAATCAAACATTACTACAATAGTCTTAGACCATCATGACGCTTAGTATATTAGTCAAGATGCTATTGTAATAAATAACCAACTCTCTAACTATCCTAATAAAAATCTTTCAGGAGCAGGAGTAGTATGGCAATTTTGTAGATATCTTGATAAAATACTCAACATAAACAATGCAGATAAATATAGAGACCTTGTTGCCCTTGGTCTTGATGCAGATATGATGAGTTTAACTAGCATATAGACAAAACACCTTATTAATACAGGCTTTACAAATCCGACTAATCCATTTATCGTTACTATGGCAAAAAAGAATGAATATTCACTTAAAGGTAAACTTACTCCAATAGGAGTAGCATTCTACATCGCGCCTTTTGTTAATGCCATGACACGTTCTGGAACAATAGAAGAAAAGAAACTACTTTTTTAGTCTATGCTTCAGCATCGTGCTTTTATATAGATCCCTTCTACAAAACGCGGACACGCGGCTGGTGCTACATAGACTCTAGTATAGCAAGCTGTTAGAGTTGCGACTAATGTAAAAAATCGCCAGACTAAAGCACAGAATGAAGGAATGGATTTAATATAGCATAAAATTTAGGAATAGAATTTATTACAACATAAAGTTCTTTTATTTCTTTTATAGCCTGGTCAGGTTGATAAGAATATTGCAGGACTTGTAGCTAATAAAATTATGGCTAAATATCAAAGACCCGTATGTGTTTTAACAAAAAATATTATTATTGAATAGGTGTTAGATAAAGAGTCTGAAGTACCTTGGAATGAATATAAATAGCAAGAAAAAATTGTTTATATGGGTTCTGCTAGAGGCTATGGTAGATCTGAAGTAAATGATTTTAAAGATATCTGCCTTCAAACGGGAGTATGTAATTTTGCTCAAGGGCATCCTCAAGCTTTTGGTATTTCTATTGATGAGTAGTAGATTTCTACATTTGTAGAAAAAACGGATCAACTTTTAAAAGACATTAGTTCAGAGCCAATTTATTATGTAGATTATATCTATAATGGTTCTAATATAAATATTCGAGATATTTATAATATTGCTAAATTAGAAAATCTTTGGGGACAAGATATTCCTGAACCATATGTAGCTATTAAAAATCTTAAAATTACTCCTAGTATGGTAACTATATATGATAAAAAAGATTATACTATAAAAATATCTCTTCATGATGACCTTGCCTTATTAAAATTTAAAGCAACAGAAGAAGATTGCTAGAAATTACAAACAAATAATACTGGTTATGTAGAAATAAATCTTGTTGGCAGATGTAATCAAAACTAGTGGAATGGATATATTACACCACAAATTTTTATTTAGTAGTACTAGATAATAGATAGTAATAAATATTATTTTTAATATAATTGGTTAATTAGTTGGACTTATAAAGAATATATCTGCTCGGCGCGCAATCAGCCGAGCTTTCATTTTCATATGGCTCTTGGTATTTTTTAAATCAAAATTATAATATAAAGGAAGAAGTATAATAAATGAATTATAATAACAGTACTCAATCTTTTGATTTAATTTAGTTATTATCTTTTTATATACAATTAAAAAATATTAAATAGGATGATATACAAAATAAATATATTCATGACGTTATTCAAGCTATTGGGAGTGAAATACAGAAGCTTCATGATTAGAATGATATTATTATGAAACAAAACCAATAGATATTAAATAAACTTGACAAAATGTAAAATTTATATTATAATATAATAAGAGGAAAAGAAAAAAAGAAAGAAAAATAGGTTTATAAATGATAATACTAACAAAAAGACAAAAAGAAGGATTAAAAATAGCTATCAAACGTTATAATGATGGAGAGAAATATACTGTAATAAGTGGATATGCGGGAACCGGTAAATCAACCCTTATTAAATTTATCGTACAGTCAATACCTAATATAGATCCTGATAGAGATGTAGTATTCGCTACTTTTACTGGTAAGGCAGCTCAGGTATTAATGGCTAAAGGTAATCAAAATGCTATGACATTGCATAAACTCTTATATGAGTCTATTCCTAAGCCAGACGGTACTTTTATCCGCCGTCCGCAACCTACAATTGATTTTCCTATTGTTGTAGTTGATGAAGTATCAATGGCTCCAAAAGATATGATGGATAGACTTTTTAGTTATCCTAATATTTATGTTATTTGTCTTGGTGATCCTTTTCAGCTTCCTCCTATTGATAAAAATGCAGACAATCATCTTCTTGATCATCCACATGTTTTTCTTGATGAAGTAATGCGACAGGCTCAAGATTCAGAAATTATTCGTTTAACCATGGATATTAGAGAAGGTAAAAAATTAAACTTTTTTGATGGACATGACGTAAAAGTTTATGATCGATCTGCATTAAATACAGGTATGTTACTTTGGGCAGACCAGATTATTTCTGGTACTAATAAAACAAGAGTAGGTATTAATAATCAAATAAGACAGCTTCTGGAAAGAGGAAAGAATCCTGAAAATGGTGATAAAGTTATTTGTCTTAGAAATTATTGGGATTATTTTGCAGATAATGGTGATTATTTAGTTAATGGCACTATTGGTTTTTTAGATAATGTTTATTCCAGTTTTAATGTAATTCCATATTATTTTGGCGGTCAGACTATAGATGTAATCTATTCTAATTTTATATCTGAAACAAATGCCAATTATGGTGAATTACAAATGGATACAAAGGAAATATTAACAGGGGAAAGATGCTTAGATAGTAAAACAATTTACCGTTTAAATAAAAGTAGAAAATATTCTCATCTTGTTCCGATGGAATTCACTTATGGTTATTGTATTACGTGCCATAAATCGCAAGGCAGTCAATTTAATAAAGTACTTGTAATAGAAGAAGGATTTCCTTTTGAGCGAACCGAACATGCTAGATGGTTATATACTGCCGCTACGAGAGCAATAGACAAATTAGTAATTGTGAGGTAATATGGGAGAAATAGAAAGAGAAACAATTGAAACTATCATTAGGGAATATTATGATTTAAGAAGATCTGATAGTGAAAAAATTACAGAAAAAATTATTAGTTTTATTGAAAATGAATGTTTAGAATGGAATTATATTTCTTGTGAATGGAAAGTAAAATAAAATATGGCAGATATGATGAATTTTCCACTTACTTTTAAAGATTTTATAAAAGAATATAGTTTTAAAGATAAAGAAGAGGTATATACAAATGGAGCAGAATTAATTCCAGTTTTTCGAGTTGAACAAGCTTGGGAACATTATACTTCTAATACAAATAATGCTTTAGATAATATTAGAGATTGTATAAGAATAATAGATAATAATATTTATGACATACAAGAGGCAATAAAATGAATGGATATAAATGGAGACTAGTATATAAACCACCTATTAAAAATATTAATTATAATGATTTAGATTCTCTTCCTAAAATTTTTTATATTAGTATATATGAATGTCCAGAAAAATTAGATTTATATTTAAAAATAAAGGAACTTAAAAAATTATATAACATGAAAGATGAATATGTGAGTATTGAAAATATAGATTAGTTTGACAATTAACAAAATTTATGATATAATATTATT